GTGTTTAACGAATAGTGCAGCCAAGACAGTGACTTTTAGCAGCCCATTTTTTGCTGGCACTGGTTCTCTTGGAGGCTCAACTACTGCATTTTTACCGACAATAGGTATTACTCTTGAAGGTGCTGTCTCAGGTGATTATTTTAAAATTACTTCAGTAACAGGATCACAATTTGTAATTGAGACAAGAGATAGCAGTAATAACTTCAAAGATTTGAGTTTTAAATACACTGCCATTGGGTTTGGTAAAGGAGGGTAAATATGTTTATATTTAAGTTATCAACTATCATATACTTAAAAGAAAAGGATTAAGTAATGGCTACACATGATTACGATATTGCCAACCAATCAGGTGCGGCTTTTAGAACAGACTTAAATAATGCTTTATCTGCGATAGCAACAAATAATTCAAATTCCTCTGATCCCTCTACAACTTTTGCTAGTCAATATTTTGCAAATACCTCTACAAGTATTATGCAGCTAAGAAATACATCAAATAATGCATTTGTAAATCTTTTTACTTTAGCTGGGGGCCCAGCGTTTGCTGTTGATGGAACAATAAATTCAGTAAATATTGGTAAAGGTGCAAACTCTGTTTCTGGTAACACTGTTCTTGGAGAAAGTGCTTTAGATGCTTCTGTTTCTGG